TCATTTAATAACCTTCCAATCAGATGAAGCTTCGGCCAGCATCTTGAAATGATGAGGTGATGCGTTACGGTGCTGCTGCATTCCGGTCTTTATTCCAATATCGTTAAGAACAGCGCTTACGAGCTCTGAGCAGGTATAAGAATGATTCTCTCTATGTTTCATCCATGATCTGAATGGATATAACACCCAGAATATAACAGGATTAAGAACAAACGCGAGCCTTAATATCCATAGTATATAAAGAAAAACATCATATTTTTTCCCTATATAATTAGGTAAGATCTCAATCAAAGCTTTACGCTTGTTTTGGTCCATCTTCTTGTGTCTTATCACTATGAATTTATTCGCTTCTTTTAATACTTTTTCTCTTTCTACAAGTTTGACTTTCCACTTTGTGGCAGAAATGTCTATCTTGTGATCTACTGCGATTTCAACGTGAGTGGGAGGATCTGTCACTCCGAATACTGAAGTGATGCAAAATGCTATCAACTTCGACAGCCATTGATCACTCCAAAGAACAATAATGTCTCCGGTTTTGAAATTATATTTTTTCATTTTATCTTCATGATAATGGAATTAATCTTGCACCCACTGACCCCCAAGTTTGAGCAGTGCCGATTGTCCATGAAAAAGAACCATCTTGGTCTGTAGCCCCATTTGTTCTATACTGAGAGCCCGTTAGATTGAACCTTGTAGTTTGTCCTGTACCACCTGTAATGTCATAAGCCCAAGTCATTGCAGCAGCCACAGCCCAATAATCACCGGATACTCCAGTAATTGAAAGTGAATGAGATGTTACACTGGATTCATAATTTCCATTGCAATTGTCAATACCGCTAACTCCTGTAAAGGATATGGCTCCCCCTACAACATAAGTAGAGGCAGAATAATTGATAGTGATAGAATTCTCGCCAGTTGGAGGATCTAATAAATACCAAAGTTCAAGCCTTCGATATGTTCCGTCTCCCCGGCATAGATATGTTAAATTTTGTCCCCCATAAGTAACTGAACTGATTGTAGCTTGACCAGGATTGCACCCAGCAAAAACAACTAGAATTCTATGATTACCAGAACAAGTGTGATTCCATTGTAAGGTGTTTGTATTGCCATTTGTGCAGCTTGCTGCGTCAAAAGCAATAGCCTCAGAGCCTGTGCCGCCCCCCGTAGTAAATTTACCAGACATCTCATGTCTAAGCATTCTAATAACAGCTTTTAATTCCGCTTTTGTAACAAATTCCAATTCTTTGCCCATTTAGACTTCCTCTGCCATAATAGTTGTTTTTCCAGATGAATAGCTTTTATCAATCTGAAGGATCCTTATAGGTTTTTCTGAAGCTGACCCATCGCTGTTGTAATATCGATTCCGGGTTAATCGCACTATATCCCCAGCACTGCATCCATACAGAACATTATGGACAGCAAAATTAATCGTAGGCTTGTTTAATAAACCTAGAATATTTCCACCAAGAGTATCGACTTCTGATTCAGTAGTAAGCCTGGTATAGATATCAATATCTTCATAAATATGGAATCCCCATTTAACGGGATTAGAGAAAAAAGATTTAACCTCCCAGGATTGATTTTGGGGATTTTCGTTATAGAATATATTGACTTTATACAAGATATCTTTTTTCTTTTTTTCCTGTGAGTAATCAAAGATTTGATGATTCGCAATATATTTGGCATCTGAAGGAGCTGTAGATCCAAAAGTCCGGAGCCCGATCCTTCCTTCCTCATCTTGGAAAGAGTATGCTTCAAGAGAGTGTTCTATTTCCCGGATATATGTGTTGGAGCTTTTCTGAAGATACATGAATATATTGAGGTTTTTTTCCTTTTCGTATTTAGTTTGATAAATAGAATCTAAATCCAGTTCTGAATTTTCCAATTCTAGGTAGGTGTTATAAATATATTTGAATACTTCAGCTCCATTCTGAATAAGATTATTTGCTGAATCCGGAATTCCTTCAAAGTCAATAATAAAGAAATCATCATCCCCAATAGCATAATTATCCCGGTCGAAAGTTATGACTGCATTTTGCAGATCTACATAATAATCTGTATTTTCAGTCAAAGCATTACCATCTTTATCCCTTACTTCTGTAACGCTTTTTACCCTGCCATCATGAAATTTATATTTTTTATTGGCAGAATCTATGCAGACCATAGGAGCATTTTGAATGCTGCCAAATAATACTGGAATCGGCACCCCTTGTTCTTCATCCGGTAAATCAGGATAATTGCTCTGCCAGAGTTTATTAATCGGCAAATTCCTCCAGATCCCTTCTCTTATATCAACCAAGGAAAAAGATATCTGCCTGTCTTCACAGACAACATCTTCAATTAACCCTGTGTAAATTGTTTGAAAATTCGTATAATTGAAATCCTTCTTCCCGGCTTTCAGCCGAACTTTCCGATTCCTCCAGATATACTTTTCAAATTTTCTGTCAAAAAAGAAAGTTCCATCCCCCTGCCTGGCGTTTCTTACCACCAAATTTCCGGATGACAAACTGATATTTCCTTCATAGAGTCGTTTGATTTCTGAAGAAATGTCAGGGATATTTTCTAAATCAAGGTAGGGAAAATAATAATTTCCATTATAAATAATAGTTCCTGTTTTCGTCTGATAACTCGAAAAATAGAGCAAGAAAGAGGCTTCTAGATAAAAATTATCCGGTTCTGTTCCATCCGAAGTATGGATATACAACTTGCGGTTATAATAATCGCAATAGAAAGTTGAGGCAGAATTTTCTACTGATATGATAGAGGATACTTCTGAATAAGCCACTCCGTTCTCATAGACTGCCTCAATATCAATACCCCTGTCTGTAATCTCATATTCATAGGTATAGGTCTTTCCGCTAACCAGGCTTAATCCTGTGAGCTGCATTTTGGGATTGATTTCAGCCAGAAAAACAGGTTTAGCATTGGGGTTCCGCATAAACTTTTCAAATTCTGTTCTTGTGTAAATCTCATTAGTAGTGGCATGAGCTTCATTGCTGTAGCCAGAGTTCCCAGCTGCATTATAAGCCCAAATCCTAAAATCATATCTTGTGTTTGGATTTAACCCTGTGACAAGGAAATTTTCTATGTCCGCTCCTATGACTGCGATCTCTGACCAGTCTGAACCTTGATCATTGGATTGTTCTATCTTATAACCAGTTTCTTTATCCACACCTGTCCAGTTTAACCTGATTTTTTCGTCTGATTCTGCTGTTGCCTGAAGGCTAGTTGGAGCAGAGGGTTCCTGGATAATTGTCGCGGATGCTTCATTAGAGTAATTTGAGTAATTAGCTCCTTGTTTTGCTCGGACTCTATAATAATATGTATCTCCAGAACCTACAGATAATGCACCATCAAAATACGCAGATACATCATTATTCACTATTTGACAAACAACTCTGACCATAGTTGCATTGGCATCAATAGTTTTAGAAACTGTTAAGAGTTCCCAGCTATTATTTCCGCTATGATAATCAGAAGAGACGCTTAAAACTCCATCATTAATCAAGATTCTTGCAGAAGATGCAGTATTGCATTTAACCCAGCATTGAAACATAACAGTCTTTTCCTGCCAATATGAAATGCCTTCATCCTCATGAATATCTTGGTTCAAAACACAATTAGCTCCATTTCTAGTTAATTTAGCTGAAAAATTCCCCAATTTTACATAATCGAATTCTTTCGCTATAGAATGAGTCATACCGCTTGACCATGAAGTCCAAGAATCAGGATCAGAATTATCTCCACTTGACCAATTTTCAAAACTGCCATTGAGAATTTGATTCAGGCTGTCCTTCCAATAAGTTCGATTAGGCTCCAAAACTTTGACCTCTGAATAACTCCCTCCAGTTAATTTTCTTTCAATATGATGGCTGTCTTCTTCAAGAGAATTGTCTTTAAAAGTTATTTCTATCTCTGTATCAGATACCGGAGTAGCTTCTAAATTTGTTGGGGGTTCTATATTGCTGTGTGTTGTCCCTCCGGCTTCATTCGAATAACCTGAATTCCCGGAAGCGTTATAAGCTCTTACCCGATAGGTATATTGAGTCCCAGGAGAAAGTCCGGTTCTTTGATATGATGTTACATTCTTTCCAACCGTATCGATTTGGCTGAAAGAGCCATCTCCAACTTTTTCTTCAATTTTAAAACCAGTTTCATCTCCTGAATTGTCCTGCCAGGCTAAATTGATTTGAGAGCTTGAAATCACCTCTGCAGTGAGATTGGATGGGGCATTTGGAGGAGCTCCAGTATAAACTTCAATTTCATCAGTATAACCGCTGTTATTACATGGACCAATAGCCCTGACTTTATAATGATAAGTTGTTTTAGGATTTACTCCAGTATCTCTCCATGATGTGGCATTAGCTCCTGTAGTATGGACCTTACTTCCATTTCGATATATTTCATAACCATTTTCTGTCTGTGAATTGTCATACCACTCTAAATCTACATAAGTTCCCTCTCCCCCAGACGTGCCTGATAGATTGGTGGGAGCCTTGAGCCCTGTTGTACCTGAATCTGTATTCGAATAATTAGAATGAACATCATGAGGATCCTTTTCAGCCCTTACCCGGTATTGATAGGTTCTCCCATCTATTACAGAATTATCATAATATACAGTACTGCCACCCGATATTTTATTAATCTGGCTCCAGCTCCCGGTTCCCGGACAAGTCTGTTTTCTTTCAATCTTTATATAGCTGTAAACCGAACTGTTATTGTTCCACGTCAGTTTTATTTTGTTGGGATTCTGGACAGTGGCATTAAGATTGCTGGGAGCCGGGAGATCAGTTGTATCATAGTCATAATTAGAATCCCCGTAATCCCCTTTAATGTAGGCTCTTACAAAATAATAGTATCTAGTTCCATCTATAAGGCCAGAGTCAATATAAGACTCATTTCCTCCCCCGATTGTATCTATCTTAGAATACCCTGAATTGTAATCTTTGGCTCTCCAGATCTCGATACTGTAATAGGAATCATTGTTGGTCCAAAGAAGCTGCATGGAGCCGCCGACAATCGCAGATACAGATAAACCAGTTGGAGGGTTAAGAATTGCCATCTACAACACCTCAATAATACTGGCAGTCCAATTCCAATTGTCTACGTGCTTATATTGAGGCTTGATGATTTCTGCGTTTCTCACATAATAAGAATTACTGTTAGGGCTAGTGTAATCAAAACAGATAATCCAAGATTTAACCCTGCCTACTTCCTCAAGCATATCTTTTATGTAGCTTTTTGAAGCATCATTAAGCCCGATATATGGAAGTGTCCAGGTCTGTAAAGATTCTTTTTTCTCTCCATAAAGAACAAGAGAACTGGAGTATTCTTCTTCACTTCTATCTTCTGGACCGTCTTCATGGTCCTTGCCATAAGCTTTATTTAACTCTGTGTAAGTCCCTAATAATATATGACCATATTGGATATAAGAATTGGGATTGGCAGGATCCTGGATTTCTATTTTCCAGTACTGTTTTGTTTCAGCAGAATCAAAGAAATAAAATATATCATTCTCATTATAAGTAACAATTTCCTCAACCTTATTGGTTGTGAAATCTTCATCATCAGCTCCTATGGCTTTGATGGTTGCTGAACTGGATATGTTATGGTTCAGGATGGCAATAAAATCTATGCTGTAGGCTCCACTTAAATTATTGGAAGCATAACAAGCCGGATAATGGATCCGTCTATAATCCGATTCATAAGAACTGGATCCACTGTCATCTGCAGATACATCAAAACCTAAAGTGGAGCCAGCACTGTTCGCGCTGTTTGTTCCGGTATTCCACCGCAGGGTAAAAGCACCGCTGTCTGAAATAGTAAATCTTGCATCTGTTTCCGAATAAGAAGCAGTGAATCCACCGCTCTGTGCATTTAATTGGGTTTGGACCTCTGCTGCAAGGGAGTTTCCATTATAAGTGCCTTCAGTGAGGACAGCAGTCATTTCTGCACCGCCCTCATCAAAATCAATATACTTATTGCTTGAGTCTATGACAAAGAGCCCATTGCCGGATCCTGTTCCATATCGGCTCCTGTAAAATTGCAATAATGTATCCAGTTGAGAGTCTATGGCCGGATGCTGGGGATGCTGGGATGAATAATCGAATATATTACCATCCCTCCAGTAATTTTTATATACAATACGGGTTTTTTCCATTAATGCACTGCCTTTGGATTAATTTTAAGCCGGCCTAGTTTACTTTCCTGCTCTATAATCTTTGTGACCTTTTTCCGAAACCAGTTTTCATCAATTTTATTTTGAACTGTTATGTAAATCGGCCTATTTGTTTCCCTGAAAGTTTCTCTTATGATGTCTTTCCCCCTAGAACTCTCAAGTGGTATGACAGCCTCTTTCCCTGCTTCACCGGCAAGAAAAGTCGGCCTATCTATGATTCCACCTTTGGCCAGGGGTATTGGCTGTGATGCGATTAATGCGATTTGCGCAGCTCCCATAGCCCCCACAATACCAGCCAGAATTAAATTCGGCAGAGCCTCTACCACTGCTGATGCTGTATTGACTATGGCCTGCATCAAAGCTACAGCCTTATCTCTTTTCGCCTGCGCCCTTTTAGCTGCTTTTCTCTTAGCTTCCATTTGTTCTTGCAGAGCTGCTTCTTTAGCACGCCTTTCTTCCTCTAGTTTTTCAAGAGCAGCTTCTCTCTCTGTTTCATCTGTTATGTTGTTCATAATGGCCTGCTTCTGCTGTTCATACCAGGTATCAATAGCTGATTGTCTTTTCTTTTGTTCGTTGTCGATTCGGATCATTTCATTGGTGTGCATCTGGTTAAAGGAGGCATTGACGCTCCCGATAGCATAATTAGCCCATTGAGCGATTTCGAACCAGACCTGTTTTGCCTGTTGACTGAATAATTTCCATTGATAAGTCCAGCTTGAAATAAGTTGGGCCATATGTTCTTGCATAGCCGGCTTAACTGTTTCCACATCAGTCAGAAGGCCTTGTATAACATCTCCTCCTGTCTCACCAAAATCTTCAAATTGAAGTTCAGCTTCCTCTATTACGTCATTAGTATCTTCGAATGCCTCTTCCATAATCTCCATTGGTGTAGGGAGTTTTTTTATTTCAGTATTTATTTTAGAAATGGTCCCAGCCAACTTATCACCTTTGCCTGCTGCACCGTCTTCCGCTCCTTCTAAATCTTCAAAAAAAGGAACTATTCCATCTATATTCAACCCTAATGTTTTTGCCCATCCGGCCAGGCCTTCTACAGATTGCATGGCATTATCTGTGGCTTCCCGGAGATTTTTTTCTGCTATGGCCATTTCAATAATTTCTGTACTAATAAGAGCCATGCTTCCCTTGAGCATTTTTAAAATAGGAACATAATTAGAAATATTTTCTAATGATTTAGCAAAATCAGAAATAACCCCACTATCAACAATAGCTTGCATTGTTTCTTTAAAAAGAAACATCTGCATCCTGAGTTCTTTACTCTCTGTAACAGCTTCCCCTAACTGTTCCTGCATATCTCCCCAGAGATTAGTCAATTGCTTCTGAATCCCGGCAAAAGATAATGTTTCTTCTTTGGCCCGGCCGTACATAACACCCAACTGCTCTAATAATGAGACCTGTTTTTCAGAAGCAGATAAATTCTTATCAACCTGGATCCCGTACCGGCTCAAGGCCCCAAAATTACCGGCAAGGGCTTTACCAACCAGCACAGTGGCAGCGGATAAATCCTGGTCATAGACTGTGGCTAGCCCCACAGCAGCTTCAGTGGCCTTGTCTATTCCATCTTTTCTTAAATCTGTAAGCTGCAATAATAGTGCCTGGGATTTAAGTATCTCTTCATCCCCAAACATAGTGACTTTCTGAATAGATGAGGCATAACGCCTGTAATGTTCACTGTTTTTTGTGATCTCTCTGCCTGTAGTTTTTAAAGCTGCTTCCATTGCTATCTCTGCTTTTTCCTGTTCTTTGGCCTTGTCAATTGTATCGCCCATAAACCGAATCAGACCTTTAAGGCCCCTGATAACACCTTGAGCTGCAGCTATCCCAGCTCCTACCTGGAGCCAAAGATTCTTCATCCCTGATTCTGCCTTTTTGGCAGTCTGAGGCATCTTATCAATCTGCTTATCCAATTTCTGGACAGACTTCACCGCGCCCTTTGAATCAGCTGTAATTACATAGCGTATGTCAGCCATTCTTGGCCTCTCTTTTCTGTTTTTCTATTTCCTTCTCAATCATTTCTTTTTCTATGGATTTCTGAAACTGATAGATAAGATTACAAGCCCGGAGGAAAAGTCTTTTTGTGATTCCCTGCAGATCCAGCTCTCGAATAAGCTCTGAAAGCATCCCGGTCTCAAGGGTAAAAAGATTGACGTTCTCGAAATACCAGTTATGAACGAACTGTTCAAACTCACTCATCTTTTCCCATCTCCGGTTCACCTCGCAATTTTCACAGCCTTCGATGTATCTCCTATGGCTATGCTCGGCTGTAAGGAGGTTGCGGACCTCGCGGTAATAGCATAGATAGGTTTCTAATTTTTTAAGAAATTCTCCTCATTGGATATGTATTCAAAAATCTTAAATCCTAGAAGCATTCTCTTGGTGCCCTGGATTACTTCACCCAATAAAGGAATCATGACCCCTGCGATGTTCTCATCTGTAAGCTCAATCTTCTCTCCATTCTCCGTAATATCCCAGTCCACTATGGAATTAAGGATCGCATTTACCACAGCCTGTGTCATACGTTTAGTGGCGCCAGCTCTCTGGACCATAGTTGTGGATTCGATGTAACGGTTTACAGGAGCCAGTTTCAATTTGATTTCCGGTGGTTCGAGCTTATCTGTCTTGAGCTTAAAGGTCACCCAATTAGAAACCGGTTGAATTTTCTTTTTAAGTTCAGCCACTTTCTCTCACTCCTTATGCCAACATATCAGTGGTTTTCTTGTTCATTATGTCCCACTGCAATGGTTTGGTGATTCCATCCATTCCGGTAGGAGCTGCATCAGCAAGAAGCCCTCTTAATACCATGCTGGCTGGAATGATGTTATCATCCGGATAATCCACATCTTCAATCTTCAGTCTTGGAAACTGTAGTTTGTGATAGTAACTGTATGCTCCCTCAATAACTGCACCCGTGAACACAATATCCATTTTCTTTTCATTCTCAGAGTTCCAATCGCTGAAATAAGCCTTATTGGTATCATCCATCCGGTTGAAATTTAGGGTCACTTTTACTAAGGGTTTATCTTCCTCAAGGGGTTCGATAATAGAACGGTTCTCTGATTCATAATGCTGTGACATACTTCGACGTTCAATTTCAATGGTGAAATCTTTAATCTTGATCTTATCTCCGCTTCCAAGGGCAGCTCCATCTTGCGCATTCATTCTGAATACACCATGTCTGGCTAGAGTTCGATTATGAAGATCCGGAACCGTAACACTGGTCATCCCGGTAATTACAGAGGAATCATCAATGACTTTGTTTCCAAGGCAATTAATCGTAGCTTTAACCTTTCCGCTGTCAGGAGCAAGGGTTATCTTATAAGGCTTCACTGAAGGAACAACGTGGATTTTATCCTTTTTCTCAGTGGCATATGTCCCGAATAATCCAGCTATAGAATTGGCCAATTGAAGTGTATGCAGATAGGCATCAGTTGCTTCCTGTTGAGAAGGAGCTCCGGCAGTCCCCATGATTATGGCAATCAATGTGCCTAGACCTTCATAACGCAGGTCAAATTCAAGGCCAAAATCTACTGCTTCAAAATCGCCCTGATCCAGATCATGCTCAAATGCGCTGGCTGCTTTATCTTCTATCGCCACTATCCCATGCTTTATGGCTCCTGGATTGAGCGGAAGGATCCCGGTACCGGCTGCATCCACGTCAACTTCAGTTCCCCAGGTACTTGCTTTCTTGAAAGCTGTCGTATTGAGTCTCTTTTCGATATCTCCCATTTTTATTTACCTCCGTCTTTTGATTTTTTAACTTTTTGAGGCTTAACTTCAGAAGCCCATCCCTCATCAATCCATTTCTCTGCCACTTCTTTTGGGATTTTCTTCCTGCTGGTATCTATAATTTTTCCTGTTTCAATCAAGCCCCATCGGCTGTATTGTCTTTCTTTAAGCCATTTAATTTTCATGTTTGCACCTCCAAATCTATATATTCCCAATATTTGAAAAGAATTTTTTTCTGAATTCTGGGGATTTTATAAAATCCTTCCAGAATTGTTTTCTTTTCCAACGGGGCCACTCTAATGATTTCATGCTTCTATCTATTCTTAATAAAACCCGGACCGCCTGTTTCAGCCGGCGCTTTAAGATCCATTGCCTAAACTTCTTTATCATTTATAATTCTCCAAAATCCCCGGAGATTGTGACCTCGAAGGGCTGCGCAAAATAGCCTTTGCCTATTACTGAAAAAGCCCCTCCATCTGTCTCAGGAGGCTCTAATATCCGGACTTGAACACAAAGGACACTCAAGGATCCTGGAGTTCCGGACTTTGAATCATCGTTTATAGCTTTCCTGATATCTCTTATTGCCCTCTCCATCCTGGTCACAATATCCACGTTATCAGCCACGATTCCATGAACGACAATCCTGAGGGTCTCATCATATAGCTCAGTTCCACCAAATTCGATATTGCCTCCGCCTTCTGGGATCACCATATAAGTAGGAGTTCCATTCGTTTCTTCCGGGAGGATAATCCTTTTCACAACCTCATAAGGCGTATAGAAGTAATTACTTCCTGCTGTTATTGCCTCCAAAACAGCAACAAAGCGGTTTACGACTTGAAGCCTTAATGGACTATCCGGTGAACTCATGTCAACCTCCCTGCTATTCTGAGCAATTCACTTTTACTCATCATTTTCCTTAAAGCCAATCTCCTCTCATCAATAGAAGTTTCCAACCATTGAAAAGCCGGGATGTCTACTCTCTTTTTCAAAACAAACAAAGGTTTGATTTTGTTAATTTCTCTCTGCATCAAAAGAAGATTCCCTTTCTTGGATTTAAGAAAAAAGGTGTTTCTAAAATTCCTTGCCCTGCCCTTAACTCCAGGTAAGGGAATTGTAAGCCACTGTACTCTTTTCGGCCTTATCGTACCCCCGCGTTCTAATATCCGGGCATAAATAACCCCCCAACTCCCTATTTCTAAATATGATTTTTCTTTAGTGCCTTTGACTTTATGCTTTATACTCCGTCTTAATTTTCCTGAGCCTGATTTTAAGATGTCTCCACTTATATTCCGGATAATGGTTTTTCTTGTCCCTGATCCCCAATTCTCTAATTGATACCTGGCTGCTAAGCCCAGGCCCTTTAGGGCCCTGGTCTTTTTCTCTGCCCTCTCTTTATCTACTGTGTACTTGACTTTTCTCATATGTAATACCTCTGATATCTCTCACAAATCTTTTCAACTTCAGGCAGTAAATCAGAAACAGTCATATAAGATATTGAGCCATCAGGATAACTCCGGCTTGTCTCTCCAAAGAGTTTTCCTTTAAATTTTTTTCTTATGTATTCAACCTGCATAGCACAGGCAAGCTGTATATCTTTTGGCAGCCAGATCGTTGAATCAGGATGATTGACCGTCATGACGTTTGAGCTTCCTTCATTAATATTCACGTTCTCATTGTCTGTGAAAGTTCCGGTTATAGATGAGAACTCTATCATTCCAGCTGCATCCCCATCACCCCAGGTTCCGGATTCAAGAACTACTCTTGACACAATACCCTCAGCAGAAGATGAGGCTCCGACCAGGGTATCCCCGATCCCCGGCTCCTCTGAACCTGAGTCAAAATAAATAATATCTCTCCTTTTGTATCCGGCACTGTATGTGATCTTCAGATTCCTGACACCCTTACTCCAGACTCCATCGACCCTATGCAGATAGTCTCTATCATCTGATATCACAAAGTCTTCATCCTCTCCCTCTGTCAAAGCTACTTCATCTTCCTCAAGAGACGCTATTGATATGATTTGACGTTCCGGTAAATAGAAATCTCTCTCCCCGTTGCCATCAAAATATTTATCAATATAAGTATCATAGATTATGTTCCAGCCGATTTTTGTGAGCATCAAAGCGGATACATGATTTATCAGCATCTCGAAAAGCGTATCCAGAGAACTCCCGCTTTCTTCAATAATAGATTTAAAATTATCTAGAGTTATAAGAGCTTTGTCGTCGAGAGACATTAATTTTCACCTTTATTTAGATTTTGTTTTAGATTTCTTCATCATCTTGTCTTTAGGCGGAGACTTGACTTCCCTTTTTTTGCTTTTCTTTTTCTTAGGCTTTATCTCTGTGAAATTCTCAGGGAAGTCATTGAGCAGATAATCAGCCACGTCATCTGATACTTCTTTTGTATCTCCGTCATGGAACACAACTCCCTTACCTCTGTAAGCAGGGAATGTCACAGCTCCTTTAAACTTTAATTTCTTCATAACACACCTTCCTTTATTTAGGTTAAAAGGGCAGGTGGCTTGCACACCCACCCCTTAGCTCCCTATGTCAATTACTCTCCATATTCGTAATAATCGATCTGAATAGTGACACCTGATACAGCTCTACCTGTTCCGGTTTTAGCAAAAGTGAGATGGATCTTGGCCCCGGCATCCTGTTCAGCATAAGCAGCAGCAGGATCCTTGTCAGTGAAGTCTCCGGCACTGAAGTCATCTCCACTGGCTGCAGGTCCATTGGTAAGTGATGCGATGGTGTTTGTCCCATCAGTGATTTTATATTGATTATAATTGGTGTCCTGAGCAGCAGCATCTGTGTCAGCTCCAAATCGAACCTTGTCTATCTTGATGTCAGTTTCCAGCTCCCACAGGATCATATCCAGGGCTGACGGGTCCTGGACTATATCCCCTATGAAGAATACTTTTGACTTTTTCACATATGGTCTAACCATTTTTTAGCCTCCTTTAGCTAATCTTGTATCCATACTCAACGATATGTTCAGAGCTCACATCATCAAGTGGAATAAAGGCTTTTTTGAACCGCACGTTCATAATGTATTGGTCAACATCATCATCAAATTTAACAGTGAGTCTCCAATCACCTCTGTTTCCAAGAGCAAACATCCGGGTATTGACGAGCAAAATTCCTGTCTTATCTGTGGTGCTTCCATCATAAACACCTGAATTGTTCATATCGTTTCTCAGCTTCTCACTCACAATCACAGGGATTCCATAAAGTTTTCCAACTTCACCAGTCAGAATAGTGGCATTAGGTCCGTATTTATCAACAGTTCTCAGTTCAGCCAATCCTCTTAGCTTGTTATAAGATACTGTGCTGGCAATCCAGGCCAAGTCATCTACATTGATGCCATATTTCCCCATAGCTGTGATTCTGGCCAGCGTGGTGTCTTTATCGAATGTGGAAAGATCAGCGCTGTAGCTCTGCTCAATAGCATTCTTTCTTAGGCCCTTCCATACTTTTCTGTGGTCCTTGCTGTTGGTCACATCTGAATCCTGGTGAGTAGCTGTGGTATCGGCATTGATAATCGCATCTTCAACAGCTCTGGCTGCTGACCGGGCAATATTCTCTTTAATTCTTGGAAGAACAGCGATAATGGATTCCTCGTTGAGTTCCTCTGACCAGATGCTTCTGGCCCTAAACTTTTTGGCGGTCATAGTGAGGTCGCCGGTAGTCAGTTTGGTTGAAGGAGTCTTGGTTGGTTCATCGCTTGTGCTTTCAGGCATATAATAGAAAGTCATATCAGCAAGACTGGTGGGCAGTGTCCAAGGATTAGCTGGCATGGGGAACTCATCAAACAGCGCCGGTACTCTGGCTATAAGTCTGTATCTCTCAATTAGATTTGTGCTCAGAGTGGTAGGCACCCATTCAGAACCTTCTCCGGCGGTTGCGGTATCCATAGCTTTCTTAAGCGCAGAGCTAGAGTCTTGAAACCGCTGCCACATCTTGAGATTCCGGGGATCCGTTTCCAGAACTTGGGCCATGATATAAATGTCATCAGCAAAATCCCTCAGCTCTTTTTCCTGGTCATTCAAATATCGTGAAGGGAGGATCATAATCTGCTTGATGTTTTTTACATCTCTTGATCTGCTGTCCACCAACTCAAGCCTTCGAACCGGTTCTTTTTTGTTGTCCTTTTTACTGTCTTTCGATTTGAGGTCCTCTTTTTTATCTTCTTTCTGGTCAGCGATTAGCTTAGCTAAAAGCTCTGTCTGGTCCTTAATGGCATCCTTAAGACCTTTGACATCATCTCTAATGTCCTGATCTTTGGATGTATTCTTGTCTTTGTTTTTGTCTTTATCTTTCGGTTCCATATTTTTACCTCCGTTTAAAGTGTTTTAGGAAATTGTTAAATTGTCTTTGCAAGCATTTATAAGCCTCGAATATTTCTCGAAGCTCATTTATTAAATCGGATGACAAAGCATCCTGTGACTGAGTGCTTTCCTTTTTGGGTTTGGCAGGTTTAAGTTCATCAACCGGATCTGTTTCCTGAAGCTGAATTTCATCATCATCTGTGCCTATCTCCCCAATCTCCTTGTCCATTACCTCATCTTCATCTTGTATGTCCTTGAGGCTGGTTTTTAGTCCTTTAGACACAACACCTTCTTCAATAGCATCGTTAATGGCATCCTGATTAGCCGGGATTATGACATTGGAGTATTCAAGAAGAAGTGACTTCTTAAAGTCCATGCCCCCCTCTGATTCACCTTCTTTATTTTTTAGTTCCTCTGTTTCTATGGGCTGAAATCCGATTGACCATCCCATGAGTTTTTTCTTATTCAGGATCCATAAGTCATTAACCAAGTCCTTGAGTTTCTGTGACAGTCCATCTGTTTCAAGGAATTTAGTCCCGGCATAAAGAGCTTTCCCTTCCTTTTTGAACCCCACATTCTCTGCTATAACAGGAACAGGGTCTATCCCGGAATAACGATGGCCATAGATAACGCCGGGCTTCTTTTTAAACTTTGAGGTATCTATGCCATCAATACGGACTATGTCCCCCATCAAGTCTTTATTCTCTACAGAAATCTTATGCCATATGGTTCGAGTTTCCTCATCTATGGATTTGATTTCTGTGCTTTCCAAGGTCTTTGTTATCTTGTCCATTTTCATGCCTCCATTAAACTTTCATAACTTCAGGCGCTGTAGTACATAAACAGTTACATATGTTATATGCACTTGCGCTGGGATCTCCCGGATACATCAACAGCTCTCCGGCCACTTCGAACGGTTCTTCCAGGAACTTTTTTTGTCCGTCTGCAGCCATATGTTCATCCCGGCTATCGGATGCAAAAGCTGACAGCCATATCCTTTTATCCACAAATTCACTCTGTTTATATCCTTCATGCTGTCCCCAGTTTTCGGTTTTAGCTGTCTCCGTCCTTGCCCAAAGCCTGGCTCTCCACACGCTAAAATCCTGTATCTGGGCATCTATAGCCTGAGTGAACTGTTCAACTGTCCAGGCTTCAGCCTCTGCCCTTCTTAATGTTCTATCTATCTGGGCTATTAGAGTCTGATTAACTTCAGTGCCAGAATAAAAGACCATTTCCTGAAGTTCCTCTTCCATTTCAGGTGTTATTTCAAATCCCTCATCCTGCCTGGATTCAAGGTCATAAAGAACGCCCTCAGAATTAAGCATCCCGGAGTCTCCAGCCTGTCTTAATGTTTCCCAGTACCAAGCCTTTAAAGCATCTCTGTATTTCTCTGCCTCATCATCCACATCAATAAGCCCATGCGGATCTATCTTTTTTATGTCATCAAATTTTTTAAGGACCTTAATGATCCTCTCTCCTTGCTCCAACTGATACCTTTCAGCAATGGGAATAAAAGGTTTTTCTTTAGACTCAACCCGCTTTACAAAGTTTTTCCACAATACCTTTTTCCGGGTTTTATCTTCCCAATATGAAAGCTCGTCATTTTCATTCTTTTTCCCAGGCAGAGCTATTGTTTTACTCCCGGTACTTTTAGGGTCCTCCCCATCTCCAATAATCGGCACTAAATTCATAGGCAAATATCTTAAGGCAGCAGCTCCGCCTATTGGATCCACACCAAAAAATCTCTGTCCTGCCTCATCAGGAGACATGATTCCGTTTCTCACCAACTTCTCAGCAGTATCGGCCAGCTTGCCCTGATCATCCTGAAGCGCTGCTATATTTGAATAATCAAACTCAAAGTAATATTCCTCATTAAACAGAGGTGCCAGTTGAAGGGTCAGTTTATCCTCAATAATTTTGAGTATGGGGATAACCGTATCTTCCCAGAACTTCTTCTGCTGGACTTCCATATTTGAATAGTTCGCATACTCCAGAAGCCCCACAATAGAAGGAGGAACGCCCAGCGTGGCAAGGGTTTCCTCCCGGTTCATCTTTTTAAGCTCAGCATACTGCATATCTTTAGGTGTCTTGCCTATGTCTCTATACTCAATACCACCATAAGTTATGCCGAACTTACCTGCCTTTTTGGCCCCTTTATGCCTTTCGTCCTGCCACTGTTTAAATTCTTTAAGCTGCTTCGGGGAAGGCTTTGACGGGAAGTGATAATTGCCTGAAGGAGTACCGTCATTTTCTAGGAATTTCTTATTGTAAGTGACAGCATTGAATTCCAGGATAGCTGAGTTTTCACCAGCAGGCATGGCCCCAGTGCCTCTAAAATATGAATCAGGATTTACACTTTTGAAATGTATAATTTCTGATACATCAAGATTTTTTGTTTTGCCAGTTGCGCTTGTGAACTTATAATGCGCTATAAATTTTTCAGGATGTGATATTACATCCATCTGCTCTGGTTTTACCCACCATATTTCAACAGGCGGATTTTGAAGTGAGATAACATCATTCTCAGCTGTCCCAGCTAAATTCCAGAAATGCTCACCGTTTATGAGGATATTTATAACTGAGGCTTGGATTAACTCAGCATAAGAGAGGAAGGGGTTAGGCCGAACTAGAAGAGGCAAAGGATCCTCGCCAATAACTTCCTCTTTATCCTCCCCCTGGCCTTTATACATCTTGAGCTTCGGTTTTATAGCAGCTCTGGCCAAAGCAATCCCTCCAGCAAAAAGCCAGGGAAGCCGATTAAAAGCATCTATGAAGTTTTTGAAATCCGTCTTCTTATTAGATTCAACAGCTTTAGTGGAATCTGACTCAATCTCTGTTGTCATAAATCCAGCAGTTTTTTCTTCAATCTTTTTGTATCCAGCCTTATTTAGTAAGTTATCAAATAGTCCCATGCTAGATCTCCTAAGCCATCATAAAGCCGGCTTCGACTTGATTCTGAAGCCCCCAGTTTGCCAGCGCCAGCGCGATCACACAGTCATCGTGTGATCCTTCAGGCGCATTGTACCTAAGAAGCCCGGAAGCTGTGATCTCATATTCAAATATCTGCATTTCATTAAATAGCTCAGGTGCGTATTTTTTAGATAAAATCTTTATGTTTTCCTGTTCCAGGCTCATCATGAGGCTTTGAATAAGCTGCTTTTTACTTGCGTTAGTAAATACATAGCCTTCAACTTGAGACATTTCTTTTTGGAGCTCCTCCACATTTGGATCCCCAACGCCAGTTGCATCAACCCAACAATAGGCCTCGTTATATTTCTGCCAGACTTGGATAATCTTTTGTCTTTGAAAACTCCAATCCAGCTTATTGAATCTATCCATAAAAACCTGGTTCCCTTCTGCATCCAGCACCACAATCACTGTAAAGTCCTTATGCTTAGCCAGGTCAACTCCCATGTAATAAACCTGCCCTTCTTTTGGCTCTTTGGGTTTAGATACAGCACACTTCCTGAGGTTCCTGAATACAGTTGAGGAATCTTCAAGAAATTCTCCCTCTAATTCCTGCTTTTGTATGGATTCCGGTATCTGCTCATTTAGCTTTTTAATGGCTCGCTTTGTTAATAAAGGGTTTTGGTATGTGGAATATTTAAAATACTGCTGGTCTTTATTGGCAGGATCGCTGGCCTGCACAGCTAGCTCATGGAACAGCCCCCTTCCCTTTGGCGTCCCTCCTATATAAACATCGGGGTTATAATCAGCTATCATAGGGAGGATTGAATTGTGATATAAGTAAGATTTTCTTAGAATGATTCCGGCTTCATTCAGCATAATGAACTTGTATCCAAAGCCTTCTATGAGCTCAGGCCTATCTGCAGATCGGATATCTAATTTATGGCCGCATATCTCAAGCTCTTTTCTCTGCTGCCGCCATTTCCAATAATTTTGCGGGATAAGATTTAATACTGGATAAAAATACCGCTCCACATACCGATCAATATTGCTGTTTACAGTATCTACCCAAAGTCCTGGAGATATCCCATCAAGCAGATATTCAATAGCTCTATTCGCATAACCTCTGGTTAGCCCCCACCGTCTACCCTTAGATATGACTTTAAGCTTTTCTTGAGAATCAAAGAAAAATTCATGCTGTCCGGAATGATACTGAATGGGAAGTTCTATGTTCTGGGTTGCAGTTTGCATTATTTTTCTTCCCTTTTGTCGCTTATCGTACGCTTGATGGTAAGAGCTAAATCTCCGGCTACATTCGCATCCACATTCTTAGGAAGCATTGAAAAGTACCAGTCATAAACTTTCTCTCTATTTCGGTTGCTTTTCTCCGCCCATTTAACCAAGCCTTCAACTCCTCCCAACTTCTGAAATGTTTCTTCAATATTTTCCTTTACTGTTCTGGCGACTTTATCTTTAGCTCCCTTTGGCCTTCCCGGTGGCTTATAGCCTTTCACAAATTGACCTTTAGCGTTTCGCTTTATCCTGTTTTTTTCCTTTTGTTTAGTGGTTTTTTTACTCATCGTTACTCACCAAAGCCACACTTACAAAAGCATCCGGTTTATGTATCCGGTTGATTTTATCCACTGTTTTAATATCCAAGCCTTGGATCTCTAAAGTCATTCGATAACCTTTGTCCCCACTTACTAGAGATTTGGCCTCAAATTTCTTTATCAAGGCCTGAAATATTGCTTTCATTTCACCTTCTCAAATAATTTATCCAGCTTGTTAAATATGGTTTTATGGTCCTCTTTGTTTTCTTCCTTCATCCCGTTTATGGTCTTGCACATGGCATCTATGGCCTGTTTATTCAGTTTGCTCCGGGTCCGGTTTTCCATAATGATGGGATAATGGTCTTTTTTGCTATTATTGCTGTTGTCATTTCCATTATTTTTTTTCTTGTCATATATAATTTTCAGCCAAACAGCCATATTTGCCACTGCTGCCATCCCAACCGCCGCCCATCCGGTTACTGCTTCTTGCATTATTGACACTCCTTTCTCAGGCGCTGGATCTCAAGTTTAAGGTCCTCAACCCACATCAAAAAAGCCTGGTTTACCACAAAATTCCCATCATCTGTTATACGGAGGGGATTCTCTCTGACTGCTGGTCCTGGATTCAATACGTCATAGCCTGGAAAAAAGGCCGGATTGTATGCAGTGCATGCGCTATAACTTAAACATAAGATCACGCACACGCTGAAGATCGCTGTCCTTCTGTGTTTTAAGCGCCTTCTTAATAGCCTTGTGAAGCTTTTTTCTTTTTCTTGCATCGGTCCCCATTGAAATTTCTTTTTCTATTTCTTTCTCAAGCTCCAAAACCTCCTCTAAAAGCTTAAGAATCTTGGTTAAATCAAAACTCATTCAATACTCCTAAACGGATCTATGTATAAGACTTTGTATTCAGATCGGCGTTCTATCTCAGATATAAGAGAATCTTTCTTGATATAGGCATTTTGCTCAATGGCTTCTTTAAGAGATTTAACACCCCGGCCTCCTCCTGAGGCATGAATAATAAAGTCCTTGCTTACGGCCATTGCCACATGCCAAGCTATTAGTTTCTTAGGATGGATAAAAAGCACTAAGCATCCAGCATATGGTTCAGCCCTAGAATACTTTGCATATTTCCGTCTTAGACCTTCTGCTGAGTAGTCTTTATTTCTTGGGATAAGGCCATGAGCTTGAAGGACCTCAATCATGAGACCCGAACAGTCAAAGCCAGCTATAGGGTCATCTCCTGCCCAGAAATAAGGAAGTCCGAGCCAGTGTTTTATGTAGTCTACAGCCTCAGCTCTTATATAATCTTGTTTAACTAGATTGGTGCTTTTCATAACCTACTGTTAATATAAGCCTGGGTTTTAATTAGACTTTATGACATTCGTGAAACATGAAAGAATATTACAAGGAACCTGTAATATTATTACTAGAAATCTGTGATATTATTTTCTTGACAGGTTTTTATTTTCCGTTTAAAGCGATGATCTTAAAATATTGCTCATTCGGATACTTGCACCATACCTCTTTCGTGCAGTTTTGCGGAAGGTTTATTTTTTTTATTCTGTCTATGAGCCCTTTATCCGGTCTCCCCAGCGATACATGAATTTTTATTATCGTCTGGGAGTGTTTTCTCGTTGCTTCGATATGGAAAATCTGACCGTCCAGGACACTGGTGCTGAAGCCTGTTAAATTAAGAAGCTCGATGGCTCTTTGTTTGGCTCTCCATACCTTCTGATAGACAGTGTAATCGGTCATTTTACTTTTTCGGCTTATCTATCTCATAGTCCTTTAAAACAACCCCTTTTTTCTTTTCCCCTCTTATATAACTTGACCACCAAAAAGTTCCTTTGATTTTTCCAAATAATGGTTTTTCATTAAAGTTCTTAAAATGACCCCTGCAAATATGAAGTGACTTTTTTATATCTGATTTTGATTCTCCTGAGTATTTTTTTCTTTTCCCCATAGGTTTTATTTTTAATGTTTTATATTTAACCAAAGGAATTCCATGTTTTTTTTGGAATTTTTTAGACAGTCCCTTAGGCGGAACTATCTCTTCTGAAATAACATTTTTACAATGCATAAATCCTATGGCCAAATAAAATGGATATATATTTTCCGATATTAATTCATTTACTCTATCCAATAAATCCTCATCAAAATGTTCATAAAATTTTCCTGGAATATACATATAAGGAATATTTTTATTAGCCCTAAAAATTGCATCATATCCCCAGGGAAAACTTATTTCAACCCGTTCGCTATTAACTAATTGTAAGTTTTCTAAAATAGGGAGCAAATTACCTGTATTTATTATCTTGCCTTTTTCGTCTAATAAAATATTATGATGCCATATTGGGTATTCATAGTTTGAATTAAAGAATGAAATCATTAGGTTCCATTTCACATCTAATCCCCATTTTTTTAATTCATATATAAGCTCTCCCTCGCATTCTTTTGCTGGCATTGACATTGAAACCATCACCCCTCTTTTTGAACCTTTAATAATCTCTGCATTAATTTGGTTGACGACATCTCTCATTTTTTTTTGTTTTGTAAATATATCTAATTTTGGGACTTTTCCTTCCATGAAAAAATCATCGAATGGGGGTGCCAAACTAGGCACGCTTTGTTCTAAATCAAAATTCTTCTTCCCCATATATATATCAGAATAATATTGCAAAATATTTGTAACATTTATTATGTTTGGAGTTTTTATGAAATCTATCAATTTCTTGTTTTTCAAAGAAACCATTAATTTGTCATATATTTTTGCCATTTACTTTCCTTTCAAATCCAGAATAAACATCTTATTCTTATCATCCCATATGGGGATCATCCGAAAAGAACCCTTATTCAAATAAGGCTTCAAGTGCTTTCTTATAAAACCAGCGCATGGAACAAAAGGATTTGTTTTATTATAGGAATTTACTTTGTATACATCTTCAGCTTGTTCTTGAATCGGCATAATAGCTATTGCACTCTGATTATTGTCTAAATAAATCAAAGTATATGGCTTCCTCTGAAAATACGGTTTACAAAACCGATTAAAAGAAAAACCCGCTTCTGTTATGGTGATACATGGCACGTTTAATTTTCTTCTTATGGGTTTAAACTGTTTAAATTTATATTTTTTCACTTTTGTTCCCGGTTTATTAAGATAAATATCAATGTTTTCTTTAGTCATGTTTCCTTATCTCCTGAAACTGCCATAGCAAAGGCTATTACCCAGCCGATAAGCGTCCAACCTAAGAAAACATTAATAATGATCACAGCGCCAGTGTTTTTACGATGGCTCATAACAGCGATAATCGAAGGCGTGAAATAAACAATTGCCACAGCTAATATTGTAAATCCTATGATTATTTTATGCATTTTTTCACCTCTTTAATCTCCCCTCCGCTTACCCACTCGACCTGATTGATTAACTTTCTTCTTTTTTTCCGGAAAGCGCGTTTACGATAAGTTTGGCATACTTGAAAAATCCATTGACTTCAGCTGTCACCAGGAATCCATAAGCCAAAAGAGCAACCCAGGTGAATATATTGTTCATTAGCAAATATGCAGCAGTGAATCCATAAGAGACAAGGACAGACAGAATGATGGCTTTCCAATCTTCTATCTTCAACCATTCCTTGAGGGCTTGAATTGCAGCTGTTAAGCCAATACCCAAGATTGTAAGATTTACAATTGCGTCAACAATTTTTTCATTGAATTCGAATCCGGTTTCAACAGATGCTGCCCATATTGGAGTTGCAATCGCCAGTAAAAACAACACACTAAAAAGAACCAATACTTTATTTTTTCTCATTAACAACCTCCTTTCTTATTAAATTTTTCATCATCCAGGACATAAATGACTATCTCTGTCCTGGGGTTTTTCTTGTCTATTTCCTGATAAACGGATAAAGACAAATATTCCAGGCTGTCATCATAGATTAATTTCATATCTATCATGGCATCTAAGAGAAGTTTCACAGATCCATAAAGATTATCAGGGTCAAGAAGCTGTTTACGATATGAATAGATCTCTACTCTTCGTTTTTCTTTATCTTTGGCTTGATTTTTCTTGTCTCTAGCGCCTTCTGCAACTAGCGACCATCCATAATCTAATTTAAGTTTGTGTCTTTGGGTCCAATGCCATCTGAGCATTTCATTAGGAGATGGTGTTGTTCGCGATAATTCTATTTTGCATAGGATCCTCAAAACAGCCTCCCCTCAAATAAACCCTGCTGTTCCATTTCCCCATTCATAAGCTCTATATGAGATTCACTAACCCTTTTCCATCGCTCAAATAATGGGATCGCTTTCTTTTTTAGATATTCCCGGTATTCCAGGATCTCGCTTTTCCGGACCGGCCAATACCCTCCCCTTTCACAGGTACAGATGGGGAGTTCACTATAGATTTTTCTGAATATTCTATCTGTCAATTCCGGGATTTGACCTGAGTATCTCAGTAAAAAAGCTTCTCGAGTAATAGCATTCTCTTTTCCTCTATGGTATTTCTGATAGAGATTGAGAATACTTTGTTTCATTTTTTACTCTGGCCACTCCTGTATTAATTTTTCACCCCATATTTCCTTGAGGTTGTTTTTTATAAATATTTTTGTACCTTCTTTACGAAAGCTCTTTATTATTTCTTTAATGAAGTCCATGTTTAAATGAACTCTATGGTCAAACCTTTTCCCATATCCAGTTAGTCTCCCTAAAATCATCCAGTCTAATTTATCGGATGTTTCAAAAGGAACGTATCCCAAAATTGGCTCATAGGACACAAACTTGACTCTTGCTTTGGAGTTTCCGAAGACATCAAGTTTATTCCTGTCCATCTCTCTTGGTTCTCCTGTAACCGTACAGCCCAACCAGACATTATCAGGCATTTCCCTATCAATATTCTCTGGCATCTTGGTCAGGATTTGGAATGTATGTTGTGGGTTCTTTTCTATAATTTTAAAAATAGCATTACGCCAGGTTTTGCCTTGCATGTTCATGTTATGAGATGTTAATTTTTTTAATGTAAGAGGATGGAAAAGCTCGAATGTACTACACACAAATATTTTGGCCGGTTTCCTCATACGTTCAAATTTGTCACTTATTTCGTACCAATCAAATCTTATATGCTCATCCAAACAAAACCGCTTATAAATCTTCCTAGCATAGCAGTACCAACATCCAACAGGGCATAGTCCCTTTATCGGATTCCAGGTATAATCTGTCCAGCCAATACTCTTATTAGCTTTATTCATCACTTCCCCCTGCCCTTTCTATAAATTTTATCCTCGCTTCTTCTCTATTTTTCGCCTTTATGACCCCTAGGTATTTATCATAATGAGCCAGTGGTCTATGCTCTCTCCCTTCTTTTAACTTCACTATCAAGGCCTCTTTAATTAAAAATCCCTGATATTGCTTTTTCATTTTATTCACTTCTCCCCTGAAGGTCTCATAATGTCCATATCTCTAGGTGGCACATATCCCTTTTGTCTCATTGCTCGTATTATGGTCTCTTGCTGATCAGTCAAAAGGATATACCTTGTGATAATCCTCCATAAATAATCTTCTCTTTCCTGGTCCGCAATCTCGTCTTGTTCAATGAATTTTTTGAGCTCCTGATCATTCACTTTGTCTGAGTGCCAAGCTCCCAAAATATAGAAAATGATTGCTGTAAAAATGAAAGTTACAGCTATTAATGTAAAAGCTTTATTTTTGGTCATTGTTTCTTCCTAGTTTCTTTTTTAGATAATTCCCGATGATCTCCCTGAATTTACCACCCGGATAAGTCTCAAAATAAACGCCTGCCGGCTTGCCGAATTCATTCTCATATTCTTCCGGGACCACTTCGATAACATCATCTTCATTGACAAGATCTTCTAGTTCATCAAGGATTTCCTCTATCATTTCCTTCTGTTTCTTCATCTCTCCCCCTAAGCGATTTTTTTCCATATAAGACAGATAACCGCGCCTATTGCAGATATGAAAAATAGTGCTGTAAAAACCCAAAATAACAATTTAGATAGTGTCATTTTCTTTTTCTTTTCCTTGATGGAATAATTTTTGTAATTTTCAATTCCTTAATAGGCTTCCTTTTAGATTTTCGTCTTGCATCCTCAATCGCTTCTTCAAAAGACTTAAATGTTTTCTTTGTTTTAGTTCCATCTTCATATTTGATTTCTTGCATTGATCACTCCTAAAGTGGCGGTTCATATTTAAAATCTTCGTATTGTTCCCTTTCTTCTTCCCAATTATTAAGCCAGGTGGAGAGGTGCATTACTTGTTGATTAAAGTTCTTTTTCTTGCATTGAGCTTCTAGATATTCCGAATATCCATAGGTAACTTTTTTGAATAGATCTAATTTTCCCTGTTTGCAGAGTGCATAAAATTTAATTCGACAGTATTTCTTTTTAAAGCGTCCTTCTTGTGGCCACTGCTGCCATAGCTTCTCAAATTCCTTTCCATAGAGAGATGTTTTTTCGACCTTATCTTTACTTATCTTATCTTTACTTATCTTATCTTTACTTATGCGGGAGTCATCCTGGAGTTCTCCTGGATAAGTCCAGGTTGCTAAATCAGGTGGTGGTATTTTTGAGCCTGCTTCCCTATCTTTTCTTATATTTTGATGCTTCTCAAAAACAGTAAATTCAAGATAATAATCCCCATCATCTTCATATAATATAATAAGTTCATTTTGTGCCATATCCTGGAGATATTCCCATACTTTCTTTTTCGTCATTTTTAGACGTGGAACAATTTGTCCTTTAACAACAGCAGGATCTGCAGAGAATCTTCCCTCAACATCAAGATGTGGAATTAACCAGGTATACAAAAGACGTGCTGAATCGGATTTTAACAGAGTCAATTTCTTGCTTATTGATATTTGTTTTTTTAGCATCCGTCCTTCAGCCATTTTATTTACCCTTTGAACTCCCTCCCGCAATTAGGACAATGCTTTTGAAGAAAAACAATGGAATAACAGAAAGGACATTTAATAAGCCTCTGTTTCTGTCTATTTTTCTTTATGATCAAACTTCCATAATCTTTTAGAATTAATTGCTTATTCATTTAAAACTCCTAAAAAAGGGGGGAGCAAGTCCCACCAAACCTGCTCCCCAAAAAGAGAAAAAGGAGGAATTAATGAAAAGGAAAATTCTTTTTCTCATGACGTACTTCTTGCCACAACTGTTTCTTTTTTGATTACTTTGATTCCAGGAATATCAATTTTCCCTTTACTGGCCTTAACCACTCTACGGATAAGCTTCTCATCCGGGACCATATACTGTCTTGGGATAGATTCTGGATCCACGATCTTAAAGTCATAATCCAGGCGGGTGTGGACGTTGTTTAGTTTGGGCTTCTCAGGAATTTCGACTTCTGGCTTTGAATTATTCTCTTCTTCAGCACTCTCATTTATGATCTTATCAGCTTTTTCTTTATCCCCTTTCTCCTCTGCTTCCATAGCCTCCTGAAGCCTTCTCTCTTCCTCTTCTTTCCTTTTCCGCTCTTCTTCAAGCCTTTTCCTTTCAGCCTCTTCTCTTTTACGCCTCTGTTCAGCAAAATAATCAGAAAGCAGCCCGTCACAATACTTCTCAGCTTTTATGGCCGGAGCTTCAACCTCTTTGTATTTATTGAGGATCTCTTTATAAGCAGCGTATGATTTCTTCTTCATAGGCTCGAAAACATCTTTGATTCGGCCTCGAATCTTCCGGATATAAAGCTTTGCATCATTGACTCTATTGAGAGTTGCCTCATCTTCAACCTTTGGCCCTAAAGTTTGGACCTGGTCCGGTAAGGCCAAAGCATCTTTTTCTATAGTTTCAATCTGTTGTACTTCCATTGCCCCCTCCTAATTTTTCGATATCTACTCTGTAATAAGTCTTAACTTCAAGATATTGCTCTTTTATCTCATTCGGCACTTTGTAAGATTTTCTTTCATAAGGTGTGGACTCAATTAAAAAATCACCAACAATGGCGTTTTCCCCTTTGAAAGCATTCTTGAGCTCTTTGTCCAGGGCCTTATATTCTTTGGCTACCTTCTTAAGTTCTTCTCTCCGATTAAGTTTGATTTCCAGTTCGTCATCGGAATAAATCTGAAATCCTGGTCCAAAATCTTTTTCAGGAAAACAAATCGTTTGAGCAAACCCACAGCGCTTGCAGGCTTCTTTTGTCTCTGCCGGCCAGGGATCATTTCTTTCTACTCGGTCATTCACTTCTTCGATAACCCAGCACATCTTGTCGCAGTAGTCATAATTAATATGGGATTCAATCTGATGTTTTTGTCCTGTTGATTTATCTTTAAAAAGGATGATCCCTTCTTCCTCATTGAACAAAAGATGATAACCCTGCATTTGAGCGTAATAACGTCTTATCCAGAAATATCTTGAAGTTTTAAGGTCTTCAGCTACTTTGTATTTTTTTATGGTCCTAAATACATTAGGAGAGCAACTCTTTATTTCTAGGATTGGAGTCTTTCCGTTGAGCGGAATCTTGCCATCAATATGGCCAGAAATATTAAGATGTGCCCACTTTTCATCTCTCTGAACGTTTGTGACTTCAAAACCGGCTTCTTCGAGTTCTAGCCTAATAAGCTTTTCCTGTCTTGTGCCTTCATCAAATATCCTTTGGAGAGCTATATCATTAAGAGGTAATTTTTCAGGATCTGTCCTGACCAATACTAAATAACGCGGGCATTCCTCCCACCACCCAAGCTCAGAGCTTCTATTAGAGTTTCTTGGTGATTGCTGAATCCTTTTTTCTGTTTCTTGATCTAGTTTTTCAACGATATTAATCACCGCTCTCCTCCTCTTTGTCATCCATATCTATCTGCTTCCCATCCTCAGTTTTTCCGATTTGGTCAAATTCTTTTTTGACTTTTCCATAAGTGGTATTCAGCCATTTCTCTGTCATCTTGGAGAGTGAATCGGCGTAATGCTCTTTCCCCTCTTTGTCTTTCCATAATGAATATTTCACCAGCAACTCTTTTGCTCTCTTTTTATCGTTATTCGCCATCATTAAAAGCATATCCCCTAATTTTTGGAGTGTTTCTTTTCCTTTTTCTGAGAGCCTGGAACGTGATTTTTGGTTATTCTTCTTATAATCAATTCCCTGAATTTTTTTGACATTGAGTCCGGCTTCAACAAGGTCTTCTGTGGTAACCCCCATCAAACCCACGCATCGCTTTATAAGCCGGCTATGAAGGTTTGTGACTGCTTTTCTTCGAATATTGGCCATATCCACATCATGGATCTCTTTTAGTTTACCGCCTACGGTTCCAAAGAATTTATCACGCTGAGAACATACACCAATATCAGAAACCCAACGATCCAGTTTTTTTGAATAGGCGCTTCCTTTTGCCACAAAAGCATAATATCGGCCTTTTTCATCTTCATGCCACTCTATCTTCAGCTCAATGTTTCCGGGAATATTAATACCCCAGGCGATGGCAACGTTTTCAGCTCCGCGATCCATAAGATACGGTGAATCCCCGTCTTGAAACACCCAATCCTTTTCTTTGGTGAGTTTTAGAGAAACAATTTTGACCTTATTGAATAGCTCAATTTGCTTCTCTACTTTCTGGACCTCTCTTTCTACATCAACGATCTCTTTTGAAATGCTGAGCATCGGCATTTCGTCTCTAGTTTCCGTATGGTCTTCCTTAATTTCTCCATTGGTTAATTTTTCTTCATTCATTTAATCCCTCCTTACTTACTCCTTATGCTTTGTACATAATCCAGAAACTTAAATGCTTCACCATAAGTCTTTATCCCATTCATAGGAAAATCGCTCTTTATAAACAGCTCTGCCAATTTTCTGCATTCTTTTTTGGGATATTCCGGGAAGTATTTAAGTTTTAACAATTTTGCCAAAGTCTCCTTGTTGATCATCTTATTCCTCCTTTACCTCTGTAATAATGATATTTTTTCTCCATTAATCCTCCTCCAAGCCATTCCCTGTAATCGCCAGCATGCTTTTGGCTAATTCAAATAGCATCTTCTCAAAACGCTTGTCTGGCTTTGGAATGGCAATAAAATTCGTATCCCGTAAAAGGTAATTGATGTATTCAATATCATTTGTGGCATTGAGTAATGCCGGCAGCTCATCAATCCGGAACTCACTATCCCCCCGGATTTTCCTGTATAAGGTATCCTTATGTATCTTCAACAAATCAGACACTGGTTCGACACGATGATGACGCTTAAGAATAAACTTGCTGTAGAGAAGATTCTGGAACGTAAATCCCTTATCGCTTTTTAGATGGACAGCCATTTCATCGTCCTTTATATTGGTCATATGATGCTAAAAAGGTCTCCTAGGTTTTGCTCTGTGACTGTTCTTTTTTATGTAATTTTCAAGATGATTTTCAGAAATCCGGTAAGTACCCCCTATTTTGAGAAATCCTATTTCCCCGGAATATATAAGTTCATATACTTTGCTCCGGGCAATAGAGAAAATTTCAGCGACTTCCTTAACAGTGTGGTATTTAGTCATAATTCACCTATAAGTTTTTTAATTCTGTATAGGGTTCTTTCATGAGGGATTGTTTTTTTATTTATGAATTTCCAAATAGTTTGTGGGTACCTATTTGTGAGCTTTCCAATATCATCAAATGTGAGATCTTTTTCTCCCATAAAATCTTTCAGCTTTTCCCGAAGGGAATTAATTTCGGTCTGTTTGTTCATTTAATTATTCCTTATAGGAATAATATAAGCTATAGGATTATTCCTGTCAAGACTTTTCTTTATTTTATTGTATTTTTTTGTTGTTTTTAATTCCTCTGGGGAATAATATTAATGTATATAATGAATCTAAAAGATGTTGGGACTAGGATTCGACATTATCGGGCCCAAAAAGGACTCTCCCAATCTGAATTGGCAAATCGAGTTAATATAGGACAGTCAGCGATATATAAAATAGAAAACGGATTTTCCAATACTTCTATATCAAAATTAATTGATATCGCAAAAGCCTTAGGGATTTCGACTTATGAATTATTATCTGAAAAACCTCTTGTCCCCTATAAATCAACCAAACCTAAACTCGAGTTTAATCAGCCTAAAGGAGATTTTGAAGGAATAAAACTATTTGAAGACACAATTAGTCTTGGACCAGGTCATGAGATCAATGAGCTCCCACCAAAAGATTATATTCCGCTATCTAAAAAACTTTTGCCTAAAGGTTATAAAAGCGATCCTGATAGAATAGTCGCCTTTGAGACAGAAGGGATCTCAATGAAACCTACTATTAATGATGGATCCATTATTTGGATTGATAGGATGGATGTTATCCCTAAAGAAGGGGAAATATACGCCTTTCTTTTAAAAGATTTATCAAATTCTGTCACTATCAAACGACTAACTAAGATAGACAGGCATTTTTTTATCATCGATGGTGATAATAAAAACCTAGAAGACCGCAAGTCTGAAGATCTCAAAGATTTTCCTATGGTTTTAAATCTTAAGGAATATGAAGAAGAAGATATATCTCCAGTCTGCGGCCGGGTAATTTGGATCCTGAATAGAATGATAGAGAAAAAAAATAAGAAATTGATGGGGGTTTAAAGAGAAGTAAAAATGAATGAAACAACTTCATTGCTTTTAGGGTTATTATTCTCCATAGTTGGCATAGTGGTATCAATAACCATTGCTGTTCTGTGGGCAATAATATGGTTAATTATTTTTAAAAAAGCTGGCTATAGCTATCCTTTGCTGCTTGGAATCCTAATGATATTCCCTTTCATAAACCTAATTATATTTCTTATTTTTGCATTCGGAGAATGGCCAATCCTGAGAAATGTTCAATGAAAAAATCAAATAAAACCGAACGCAAAAAGCCCCGGGCTTCCCATGTCTTCCATTTTGACTTGGAAGATGAAGAGCCCCTAGACTTTCCCTGGCATGAGGATGAGGATCCACCGCCGGTTGTGAAGCCGGAGAAAAGGAAGAGGAAAAGGAAACATTAATGGAAAACACCTTATATTATGGTGACAATTTAGAAATATTAAGACAACATATCCCAGATGAAAGCATTGATTTAATTTACCTAGATCCTCCATTCAAGAGCAATCAAAGTTATAATATTCTTTTTAAAGAACATAATGGAACGGATTCCGCAGCTCAGATTAAAGTCTTCGAAGATACCTGGCACTGGGACCAAAAAGCAGAGGAAACATACAGAGAAATAACCGAAAAGTCACCTAAAAAAGTTGCTGACCTTGTTATAGCACTAAGGAAATTTTTAGGCTCCAATGACATGATGGCTTATCTTGTAATGATGGCTATCAGACTTATTGAGCTACGTCGAGTTTTAAAAGACACAGGATCGATCTATCTCCATTGTGATCCTACTTCTAGTCATTATTTGAAGATGCTTTTGGATTCAGTTTTCGGCCCTATTTTATTCAAAAACGAGATTGTTTGGAAAAGAACTCCCTTTAAAGGAAGTAGTAAAGCACGAGCAAAACAACTTCCTAAATGTCATGATATTATATTTTTCTATTCAAAAGGAGAAAAATGGAAGTGGGATCCTCCAATAGAACCTTATAGCAATAAATACTTAAAGCGATTTAAGTGGAAGGATGAAAGGGGATATTATAGAAAAACACTTTTAAAAACATATTCACAGAAAACCTTAGATAGGTTAAAGCGAGAAAACCGCTTGATTTATCCAGCAAAAGAAGGAGCAAAATATTCTTATAAGCAATATTTAAAAGAAAGCAAAGGTTATAAGCAAATTGATGATGTTTGGACAGATATAAATATGATAAATCCTGTCGCAAAAGAGCGCCTTGGCTACCCTACTCAAAAACCTGAGGCTTTATTAGAACGGATAATTAAAGCATCCAGTAATAAAGGAGATTTTGTTCTTGATCCTTTCTGTGGCTGCGGAACTACAATTACAGTCGCAGAAAAATTAAAGAGAAAATGGATAGGGATTGATGTAACCCATCTTGCTATAGCATTAATGAAACATAGATTAAAGGATACCTTTGGAGATCAATTAAAATACGAAGTTATAGGAGAGCCTGTAGACAAAAGAGGAGCGGAGACTTTAGCCAAACAAGACCGTTACCAATTCGAATGGTGGGCTTTAAGTTTAGTTGGAGCACGTCCAGCAGAAGATGAAAAGAAAAAAGGTGGGGACAAAGGAATTGATGGATATCTTTATTTTCATGATGAACCAAAAGGTGGAAAGACAAAAAAAATACTAATCCAAGTAAAAAGTGGAAATATTAATCCCGGATATATTAGGGATCTTAAAGGGGTTATTGAAAGAGAAAAAGCTCAAATAGGAATATTTATTACCTTAAAAAAGCCTACCAGGGGAATGATAAAAGAAGCTGTGCAATCCGGATTTTATCATTCTAAATATTGGAATAAGAATTTTCCTAAGATTCAAATATTAACAATAGACGATTTGTTAAATGGGAAAGAAATTGATTATCCAAAATCACCTATCCCATTTAAAAAAGCAAAACGCCATGAACCAGGAGAACAGAAAAAGTTAGATATGGATTAATAAAGGCATAGGGACTCATGAAGTGGATTAAAACCATAAAAAGAGTTGGATTATACGTCCTAGTAGTTTTAGCGCTAGGGGGATTAGGAAGAATAGTTTATATATCATTTATTGAATCGGATGAACATAAAGCAAGAAGATTTGTTCAGAAAAGCGAACTAGGCAAAGCCATTATCAATCCTATAATCCAAAATTATACTAACTCAGAGAGATATGAAGATTGGAGTTGCTCCAAACTAGCTAAGGATATCTTTCTAGTAGGTTACTTTGCAGTAATCGAAAAAGATACTGAACAAAAAACAATTGATTCATATTGGATCTATAACAGAGCAAATAATTCTGTAGAACCGGTAAAAAAAGAGGGATCATTAAAAGACAAAATAAATGAAATGAAAGAAAGTTTTATTCATAAATATCAATGGGTAAAAAAGCGCCTTAAGAAGCTAAAATGAGGCACTGGGACCCGGTAAACCCGGATCCCCGTTAACATAAGACGCTGTGCTAAGCAGTGAGCGGGAATTTGCCTCATAAAATAGGACGATGGAAAAATGAGAAATTCTCAGGAAGGGGAGAAATCATGAAAAAAACATGTCTGATCTTAATTATCATTTTTGTCTGCATTATAAATTGTGATGTTATTAACAGAACAGCGAACTGTGTCCTTGTTGGTGACCTTACAGTTCAAGAAGATTTTTCCGGTGATATAAAATTCCTTGGAGAAATAAAAAACGAAGGAGATGCTAAAGCCTTATTTGTAAAAATTACCTTCACCATGAAAGATTCCGGAGGGAGTGTTATTGATACTGATTTCACTTTTGTGAATTCTACTGATTTGGATCCTGGCCAAACTAGTAGCTTTGAATGTTATACAACCGCTTCTTACTCGCAAGTTTCAACTTATGATTATGAAATAACATGGGATGAGGAAAATGATTATTGATAATTATAAGGGGGAAAAATGAATGAAACTGTTTGGTTTAAAGATCCCCGATGGATCGCTATTATAGTTGCTTTTATTTTAGGAATTTTAGGATTATTTCAAGATCGGATAAGAAGATTATTTAAAAAACCAAAATTAGAACTAAGCATAAAAAAAGAACCACCAGACTGTCATAAAACCATATTTAGAAATACTCAAACAGGAGAATCTAAGGGCGATTGTTATTATATGCGTCTTAAAATTGATAATTCAGGAAATGATCAAATGGAAAACGTAGAAGTAATGGTAGTCGAAGTAGAGAAGAAAGGCTCAAATGGGATATTTGATAAGGAAACCAAATTTTTACCAATGAATCTAAAATGGTCTTATTATCAAACCCCAATAATGTCTTTAATATTACCTGACTTTTTTAAACATTGTGATTTAGGATATATAATTAAGTCAGATAATGCAGATCTAGAAAAATATGGAAGGAAAAAAAATTCAGAATTAGTTTTAGTAATAGATATTTTTAGAAAAACTTTTTATGGCACACACATCTTAGAACCAGGAGAATAT